GTGGGGAACGGTTGTACTAGAAACAGTCCCCAAAAAAACTCGTCAAGGAACGGGAAAACATACCAAATATGCAGCAACCTCCCGTAACTCGGCTCGCAAAAAGTACCGTGGCCAGGGTCGCTAATTAAAATTACATAAAACAAGTATAAATAGATTCAAATAACTATTGACCTAAATGGCAATACAACGGATATCACGGAGTTTTAAAGATATTAGTCTATCTTTTTCTCCTCATCCTGTTACGAAAGATCTACCTATACTTAAGAACGAGAATGCTATTGTTCGTTCAGTTAGGAATCTAGTGCAAACTATTCCTACTGAGCGATTTTTTAATTCTAACATTGGTTCTGACGTACAAGATAGTTTATTTGGTTTCGTTGATTATGGTACTGCTTCATTAATAGAGGATCAAATTACAACTACGGTTACTAATTTTGAACCAAGAGTAGAAAATTTAGAAGTTGAAGTAGAACCACAAACGGATAATAACACTTTTGGAGTTGTTGTACGTTTTGATGTTGTTGGTCAAGAGTTTCCAACCCAAGAATTCGCCTTTTTGCTAGAAACAACAAGATAATATGCCTTTTACTAAATTTACCAACCTTGATTTCGATCAAATAAAGACTTCTATTAAGGATTACCTACGGGCAAATTCGAACTTTTCGGACTTTGACTTTGAAGGTAGTAACTTTTCAGTTCTTATTGATACGTTAGCATATAATACTTACATTACAGCATTCAACTCTAACATGACTGTAAACGAATCCTTCTTGGATTCTGCTACTCTTAGAGAGAATGTAGTATCTCTTGCACGTAATATAGGGTATGTACCCCGTTCTCGTGCTGCTGCAAGGGCAGAAGTCTCATTTAGTGTCACAATTGCCGATCAACAGACTTCTACGCTAGATTTAGAGGCAGGACTGGTCTGTGTGGGTAGTGCAAATGACTCAAATTTCATATTTTCAATACCAGAACGTGTTGTAACTACCGTAGACTCAAATAGAAATGCAACTTTTAACAATATTACAGTCTATCAGGGGTCATTTTTACAAAAATCCTTTATTGTAGACGGATCTTTAGATCAAAGGTTCGTTTTAGACAACTCTTACATCGATTCTTCTACAATTGTAGTCAGAATACGTGATTCTGTCAATGATGCGTCTGAAGGAAGGGAATATCAGGTTGCAGATAACATTTTAAACATAGATTCTACATCAGAAATCTACTTAATACAAGAAGTACAGGACGAAAAGTATGAATTACTCTTTGGAGACGGGTATTTTGGTAAAACATTGGACAATGGGAACGTTGTTGATGTTTCATACGTTATTACTGACGGAAAAGAAGGTAATGGAGCAGCAAACTTCACATTTGCAGGACGATTTAAAGACGATCAAGGAAAAATAGAGGTTCCAACCAACTCTATCACCATTACGACAGACCAAAATGCAATAAATGGGGCAGATATTGAGAGTGTAGACTCAATTAAGTATTTTGCACCAAGAATTTACTCTTCTCAGCACCGTGCGGTAACCGCAAGGGACTATGAAGCAATAATTCAGAACATTTATCCTAATACAGAGTCAGTTTCTGTTGTTGGAGGTGAAGAATTAGACCCTCCACAGTTTGGAAACGTCGTAATTAGCATAAAACCAAGAAATGGTGACTATATTTCCGATTTTGATAGGTCAACTATCCTTTCAAAACTAAAACAGTACTCACTTTCTGGTATAAATCAACAAATTATTGACTTGAAGGTACTTTATGTCGAAATTGACTCCGCAGTTTACTATAATACGACTCAAGTAACTAATGTTAATGACTTAAAGGCAAGAATTACTAATACTTTAACATCACATAAGACTTCTAGCATTAATAAATTTGGTGGAAGGTTTAAATATAGTAAAATTTGCCAATTAATTGACAATGTTGATGATGCAGTGACCTCAAATATCACTAGAATAATTATTAGAAGGAATTTGAAGGCATTAATTAACCAATCTGCACAGTATGAACTGTGTTTTGGTAATAAATTCCACTATAATACAGAAGGATTTAATATTAAGAGTACTGGATTTAAGATTGCTGGTAGTAATGATACTTATTACTTTACTGATGTGCCAAAAGGAGATGGAAAAGGTACTGTTTCCATTGTAAAAGACTCTTCTGAGGATGGAACTTATAAAGTTATCACCAAATCAGCAGGAACTGTTGATTATATTAAGGGTGAAATCATTATTAACACTGTTCATATTATGTCAACTGTTCAACCAAACAATGTTATTGAAATACAAGCAATACCAGAGTCGAATGATGTCATTGGATTAACGGATTTATACCTAGATTTTGCCGTTTCTAAGAGTACAATAAATATGATTAAGGACACCATTACTTCGGGTGAACAGATATCTGGTATCGGATATAAGTCAACTTCTAGCTACTTAAACGGGGAATTAAAGAGGATATAAAGAATGATACAAACTGGGTTTGAAAAGAGAGTAACTGTTCAGCAGGTTATTGAAAATCAACTTCCTGACTTTATACTCTCTGAAAGTCCTAAAACTATTGATTTTCTTAAGCAATATTACTTATCGCAGGAGCATCAAAGTGGTCCTTTAGATATTGCTGTCAATTTAGATCAATATTTAAAGGTAGATAACCTCACCCCAGAGGTAATTTCTGGCGAAACAACGTTATATTCTGATATTAATGAAACTGATACCACTGTTCAGGTGTATTCTACTAAAGGATACCCTAATGAATGGGGTTTATTTAAGATTGATAATGAAATTTTCTCTTATACAGGTCTAACAACTAATACTTTTACTGGTGTTCAACGTGGATTTAGTGGAATTACTAGTTATAGAACGGATTTAGATTCAGAAGAACTACTTTTTGACGATACTAATGCTGCATCTCACACTTCTACTACAAAAGTAGTCAATTTAAGTGCACTATTTTTAAAAGAATTTTATAGAAAATTAAAGGTTACTCTTGCACCTGGACTTGAAGATGTAGAATTTCAGTCAAAACTTGATGTTAATAACTTCATTAAAGAAGCAAGAAGTCTATATGAGTCAAAAGGTACTAAGGAGTCCTTTAGAATCCTCTTCAATGCCCTTTACGGGGTAACACCTAACGTTGTTGACTTAGAACAATATCTCCCCAAACCCTCCTCGTCAGAGTTTTTACGTAGAGAATTAGTAGTTGCTGAAAGAATTTCTGGTAATCCTGCTAAATTAGTTGGTCAAACGATTAGAAAATCATCTGACTCTGCTACACAAGGTGCTGTTTCTGAAGTTGAAGCATTTACTAGATCTGGAATTAGTACATATTATAAGATTGGACTCTTTGTTGGATATAGTGATAATGCTCTAATTGAAGGAACCTTCACAGTTACACCAAAAACAAAGGTAATTAATCCTACTGCTATTAATGATTCTATTATTACAGTTGATTCTACCATTGGATTTGGTGCAACTGGTACTTTAATATCTGGTTCTAATGTTATTACATATACTGATAAAACTGTTAACCAGTTCTTGGGATGTGATGGAGTAACTGTTGGTATTGGTACTGCCGATGAAATAAGAACAGATGAGGTATATGTTGGTTATGAGGACGGTGATTTAACTAAAAAGGTAGAAATACGTTTAAGTGGTGTTTTATCTGATTTTGAAACTACTAGTGATGTATTAGATACTAATGAAGAACAGGTTTTATATGTTAAGCATATAGGTGAAAAGATTAAAAACCCTGAAACAGGTTCTACAAGTAAAGAAATATTTGCTAATTCTTGGATTTATAATACTAGTAATAGGTTTGATATTGATTCATTTAATCTTAGTTCATCCACTATTACTTTAAAAACTGATGAAATTGATAAATCACAACTTAAAATAGGTGATACTGTTGATATTTTACTCTTTAATAGTCAAAATTTAGCATTTGAGGGTGCAACAGTTGCAAACATCAACGAATCACTTAGACAAATTCAGTTAAATGGTTTAAGTGGATTTAATTATGATGCAACTCAAACATATACACTTAGAAGAAAGTTAGAAACTTCTTCTAGTTCTGGTGGTAGTCCCATATTATATGGAAATAATATTGTTACTGCAGATGTTACTAATGTTTATAATGACAAAAATGAGTTTTTCTATGTTGCATCAAACTCTATACCATCATATGATATAACAAAATCAACTATTAAGTATACAATTTCAACTGGAACTGTTGGTTCATTATCAGGATATGATATTACTAGTGAAAAATATCAGATAATCTCTTTTGCACAACCTAACCTTGATTTTGTAACAGGTGATAGAGTTTATTATAAAGCAGATGATGGCACTACTCTTAAAGGATTGCAGGAAGGATATTACTTTGTTAAGGTTTTAACTGGTGGTGCAATTAAATTATACGAATCAAGAGCATTAATTGAAACTGATGGTTTAACAATTACTGGTGATGTTGTTAATAATGCATTAGGATTCCTTACAGACGGAACAAATGATCACACTTTTATTTTAGCGAATCAATTTAGTGATACTATTCATCCACAAAAACTTCTTAAGAAGTTCCCACAATCCCAAGACATTAAAACAGGAAATAGTACAAAAACGGTTCCTGGTTCTGTTGGAATGTTGGTTAATGGAGTAGAGGTTTATAGTTACAAATCATTAGATAAAATATATTATGGACCGATTGATAAAGTTACTGTATATAATACAGGAAAAGATTATGATGTAATTACTCCACCAAATATCACAGTTGGTGCTGGTTTAGGTACAACTGCTATTGTACGTTCTGTTATTAGTGGTAGTGTTAAAGAGGTTTTAGTAGATCCCCAAGATTTTGACATAGATGAAGTTAAGACTGTCACTATATCTGGTGGTAATGGTACTGGAGCAGTACTAGAACCAATGGTAGGTGTCAGACAACGTGAAGTCACCTTTGATAGTCGCCCAGACGTTAATGGTGGTGGTCTAAGTCTATCACTCAATACTATTACTTTTGAAAAAGAGCATAATCTTGTTGAGGGAGAAGAACTTGTTTACTTGAATAATGGAAATAATAATCTTGGTGTAGGTACAACTGGATTTTCTAATGATTCATTATACTATCCAGAAATTGTTAATAATACAACTGCTAGATTATATCAAAGTAGATCTGATCTTAATAGTAGAATTAATTCTGTTCAATTCTCTAATATTGGGCAAGGATATCATAAGTTTAAGAAATCAGTATATACAAAAACTTTAAGAGCAATTAAGGTTATTGATGGTGGTTCTGGTTATACTAATAGAAAGTTATCTGTAAAACCAGTAGGTATTCATACTATAAGCAATACTGTTAAATTTGATGGTCATGGATTTGATAACGGTGATTTAGTTAAATATACAACTGATGGTACTGCAATTGCTGGATTATCAACAGCAAATCAATATTACATTATAAAAGAAGATGATGATTCATTCAAACTTGCTAATGCGGGTGTTGGTGGAACAATATCAACTAATTACGAAAGACGTTATTATGAAACATTTACTAATTCTGGTGTAGGATATCAGAATTTTGCTTATCCTGATATTACGTTAACAGTTAATGCAACTATTGCTGGTGTTGGAACTGCTACTCAGTCAGTAGGTGTTATTACTGCTACTCCTATTATTAGAGGAGAAATGGTTGGTGCATATCTTATTGATAAAGGAACAGGATATGGTTCATCAATTATAAACTTTAATAAGAGTCCAATAGTTACCATAAAAACTGGTAAAAATGCAGAATTCTTACCAATTGTTGCTGATGGCAAAATAGATCAAGTAAAAGTAACATATTCAGGTGTTGAATATACTTCTGCTCCAGATCTAACATTTATTGGAGTTGGTTCTGGTATTGCTGCTAAAGCAAGAGCAATTGTATCAGATGGAAAGGTAACTGATGTAGTTGTTATTAATCCTGGTACTGGTTATGATGCCAATACTGGTATTGCAGTAACATCAGTAGGATTAAATGCTTATATTGAAGCAGATATTAGAGAATTAAGTGTAAACCAGCATAGTAGATTTGGCGATGAAATATTAGTTGATAATGCAGGTGGATTGCAGTATGCTTATGTTGGTCATTCTACTGCAATTGGTAGCGTTTCTCTTGGAGATAATTTAGATAAGCACTCACCTATTATTGGATGGGCATATGATGGTAATCCAATCTACGGTCCAAATGGATATTCAGATCCAGAAGATAGTGATTCTTCTGTTAAGTATGTTAATACTGGATATAAATTAGCACCTACAGATATCTTTGATAGACCTCCTTCTAAGATAGACGGTACACCTTTTGATCAAGGATTCTTTATTGAAGACTATAAGTTTAATAATTCTGGTGATTTAGATGTACATAATGGAAGATATTGTAAAACTCCAGAGTTTCCTAATGGAACATATGCATATTTTGCTGGAATATCTACTCAAAGTAGAGAAGCAAAATTCCCATATTATCTTGGAGATTCTTACAGATCACAACCATTAGCACAAACTGTTGACCAGAGTTTTGACTTTAATATGTCAGATTTGGTTAGAAATACACTTCCATATAAGGCAGAAGATTTAAATGCTGGAAATGATTTCATTACAGAACCATATGAAATTACACAACAAAGAACAATTGTTGATGCAATTAGTAAAGGAACTGTTGATGTATTCACTGTTAACCAATCTGGTGATGGGTATGCTGTAAATGATATTGCTGTATTTGATAACAGTGGTACAAATGGTGGTGGATTAAATGCTTATGTTTCTGAAGTAAAAGGTAAGCAAATTGAAAAGGTTACTACAGAAGTTGCAACATACACTGATACACAAACAACATTAGTTTGGGATACTTCTACTCAGGTTTCTGTACATATTTCTCCAACACATGCACTATTAAATGGCGATAATGTTGCTATTTCTGGTTTATCTACACATATTAGAGGATTAGCAAAATCACATATTATTGGGGTTTCTTCTGAAAGTGTAACTTTAGTTTCAGATGTTCCTGTTAATCCTGCTGTTGGTGATGTAGATGATATCTATGTTTCAACAATTCCAACTAATGTGTCTATAGGTTCTACAGTTGCTATTGGTGTGACTGATCAAGAAATTGTTGAAGTTCTTAATATATTTGATAAAGAAAATGTTATACGTGTTCATAGAGGTCAAACTGGATCTGCACATACAGCATCTTCACCTGTAGAAAAATTATCTGATGCATTTACTATACCAATTGCTACTAATAATTTTGAGTCTAAATTAAACGACAAAGTTTACTTTAACCCATTACAAGCAGTTGGTTTTGGTCAAACAACTGGTGGTGATGCATCTAGAAGTTATACGATTGGTGATATTCAAGAATCAGTATCTATTCCATATCAGAGCATTTATGTACCCAATCATCCATTTAAACAGAATCAAGCAGTAACCTTTAGTAGAGGTTCTGGTGCTGTTATTGGTGTAAGTAAAGGTTCAGCAACTGGTGTTATTAATTTACCTTCTAGTGGTACTACCCAAACAATGTATGTAATCAATAAAGGTAGAGACTTTATTGGACTTACTACTGCTGTAGGATTTAACACTAATGGATTGTATTTTAGAAGTTTTGGAAATAATGAAACTGGAAATGGTGATGCTAGAGATTGGAAATATTCCCTTGAATCAAATTATACACAACAATCAGCAAAAGTTGAGAAGATAACATGTACTGTTTCCGTATCTACTGCTCATGGTTTATCAAATGGTGATCCTATTGCATTATCATTAAGATCTAATCAATCTGTTGGTATTGGTACTTCTATTGCTGTAAGACTTAAGTATAATTCTGAAAATGATAAATTAATTGTTAATCCAACAACATTTGCTGGATCTTCGTTAACGGCAGGAAATATAGTAAGTTTAACTGCACATGAGTTAGTAACTGGTGATAAAGTATTCTATTCTGGTTCTGCTACTGGATTATCTACTGGTTCATATTATGTTTATAGATTAGATGATGACAAATTCCAGTTAGGTCAGACACGTAATGATGTAGAAAGTACACCACCAACCCTTCTTAGTATAACTGCAGGTAGTGGTGGATCTGGGCAGGAATTATCTAAAGTTAATCCTAGAATTGAAGCAATAAGAAATAATCATGTGGTATTTGATACTTCTAATAGTACTTTAGTAGATTATACTCTTAGAGTATACCATGATGAAGAATTTAACAATGAATTAGTTTCTGTTGGTGGTACAATTACTGACTTTACTATTGATAGAGGTACTATTGCATCTGGTAGTGCTGGTGCAGCAGTAACAGTAGGATACTCTGAGAATTTACCATCTAAGTTATACTATACATTAGAAAAGGCAGGTTATATTAGTACTAGCGATACTGAGGTTATTAATAATTCTGAAATTATATTCTCACCTAGTGTTTACAATAGTTCTTATAGTATTGTTGGAGTAGGTACAACTACCTTCCAGGTATCCCTAAAATCGATCCCAGAGACCCTTACTTATAATCAGACTACAACTAGTCAGTTAGAGTATTCTACTTCTTCTACAACCGCTAGAGGTGGTGTTAAGTCATTGAGAGCTACTTCTGGTGGACTTAATTATAAGAAACTACCTAGATTTAAGTCAATTACATCTGTTGATGGTAAAGATGTTGATATAATACCACATTCTTCATCTATTGGTAGAATTAAGGAAGTTACTATTGATGATCCAGGATTTGATTATTCTGCAGATAAAACATTACGTCCAGAAGTCTTTATTTCTCCAAATATTACTGTAGTTGATAGAAACTATGTTATTTCTGTTGATGTTGTTTCTGGTGGTTCTGGTTATACATATGCACCAGATTTGGTTGTTATTGATCCAGGTACTGGGGTTCCATTTACTGAAGGAAAATTAGCAGCAGGTCTTCAAGGTTCTTCAATATCAAAAGTTGATGTATTACAATCACCAAAAGGATTAGCAGATACAATTAATGAGGTTTATGCTATTAATAACACTAATGGTATTGCTGTAGAAAAGATAGAATCTACAGGAATAAGTACAGCAATATTTACATTAAGAACTCCTATTAGTAATTTTGCAATAGCACCATTTGCTGTAGGTGATAAAGTATTTGTTGAAGGTATTGATGTAGTAAGTACTGGTGCTACTATATCTGGGTATAATTCACCAGATAATGGATATAAGTTCTTTACTGTTACTGATTATGATAATTCAAATCCAGTTAGGGTATCGATTGGACTTACTGATGTAACTGGATATGCTGGAATTGCAGTAACAAATTCTAATGGATATGGTCAGTTAATTAATAAGAATATCTATCCAACATTTAAAGTTAATCAGGAACCATTAGATTTTATTCTTAATGAGCAACTTTCTGTTCTTAAGGGTGATATCTATGTATTGCAGGATCTATATGTTAGTTTGAGTCTTAATGACCAAATTAAAGTAAAGGGTACTTATGATTTAGTTGAAGGTGATCAAATTCGTGGAAGATTCTCTGGTACGATAGCACTTATTAAGTCTCTTGTTAATAATACTGCAAGATTTAAGGTAGATTATTCATTAAGACAAGATAAAGGATGGACAGATGATATTGGTAAATTAAATGAAGATTATCAGGTTCTTCCAGATAACGATTATTATCAGAATTTATCATATACTGTTAAGAGTCCTATTCTATGGGAAGATTTACAAAATCCTGTAAATAGACTTTTACATACAACTGGATTAAGAAATTTTGCTGATACTGGAATAACCACTACAACAGAAATTAAATCTAGTACACCTATTGATTCTGGTAGTGTTGCATTAATTGATATTATTGGTGAAAAGAGAGTTGATACTGTAAGTAATTTCGACTTTGGTATTGATTTAGATGCTACTACAACCAAATCAAGGTATATTAAGTTCCAAAATCAAAGATTATCAGATTATATTGATTGTACTACAAACCGTGTTCTTTCAATAGATGATATCGGTCCATTCTTCAATAAAACCTTCCCTGAACCAAATTTATTTGTTAACCTTGATGATATAACTCTTGGTTCTGGGTATAATCGTTACTTAGTACAAGCAATTAATATTAATAATAATGAGAGATCAGTAACAGAAGTTATAACTCTTACCAATAAAACTGGTGACATCTTTACTTTTGAAAAGGCTTCTGTTGGAATAGCATCAACTGCGTCTAATAATTCTTATAAAGTTACAAAATTGGCAGATATTACTGGTAATAGTGAAACAGAAAAATTAGTATTTGACCCAGTAAATCCATATGATAATGATTATGATATTAAGATTATTAAGAATAACTTTATTACTTCTACTCCAGGTACTGGTTCTACGAGTCTTGGAATTGCAACAATAACAGGTTCTAACGTTAATGTTGGTGTAGGTACTGAAGTTACATTATTCTCTGCTCCTACTAATCAAAATGATGGATTCTTTGCTAATGTTGAAGTAATGAATAGTTTGACAGATGAGTCAACCTATGTTGAATTGTTTGTCGATCAAGATGGTGCTAATGTTTATACTTCTGATTTCTATTTTGATAATGATCAAGGTGTTAATGGAAACTTTATTGGTACGTTTG